GTATGGCGAGGTGGCATTGACCATGGTGGGAATGCTTGCCCTGGTGATGCTTGTGTTTATAGGTGGTTATCTTTTCGGAGGGGAGGTGATGTAGCTATGTCTGATTTAGAGAAAGAACTAGCCGGAAGCCTTCTGGAGGAATACAGAAAAGTATATCCCGACACCACCGTTACCACGATGAACGTGCTCGACGAAGTGAAGATCAGCGACAAGTGGGTGATAGATGCCGCCCTGAAGCTTGGTAAGATAACCCACACCATGCCCCTGTATATCGGGGTATCAAAGAAGAGCCGGGTTACCAACATCAAGGTATATAAGTCGGCCGAATTCCTGAAGAACGTGGAGAAGATGAAGGCAGGTACCAAGGTGAAATACAGAGACCCGCGAACCCCATCGATTCACGTAGAGGGTGAAATCGTGAAGGAAGGCGTCCACTATGAGGGTGGAGCCGCCTGCCTGTGGCTCTTCAGCGAGGAAGCCGGATTCACACCCGAAGACGATGTTTTCGCCGTATTCTGGCGCCCGGTGGAGGAAGACAAGAAATAACTGTCTTTTTCCGTTTAAAGAAAAGTGAGTAATTTTGCAGTATTAAAATTTAAATATATAAGGATTATGAAAGAACAGCAGACAAACAATATCGGTACACAGGAAGAAGTGAATAATGCCACACAATGGCAGGAAAATGCCCAGCAGGATGGCAATAACATGCCATCGCCTGGCAAGAATGAGAGTGTCGGGACGAACGACAAGCCGCTCACCACAGAGGGCTTCCACACGCTGCTTAAATTCAACACCATCGAGCTATCGGATGCGAGAACAGCCTACGCCACCGAAATATCCGACCTTAAGCAGGAGTACGATGACACCCTGACCGCAATATTGGAGAAGGAACAACTGGCAAACATTGAACTCCGCGCAGCCCGCGAGGAGTTCGAGATAGCCAAGGAGAAATACGAACAGACCCTTCGTGAGCTGAAGAAAGAGCGCAACGAGGCCGGCCGCAAGCAGAACGTAGGCAAGGCCGAGGCCAAGAACCGCTGGACTTCCGCCAACGAGGAAATTCAGGCCAAGCGCCACGACATCTTCGAGTGGTACAGAAATTCTGGGGGGGCACTCACGGGAGCCGAGGAAGGGCTCCTGCACCCAGGTTGGACCAGAGAGAAGAAAGGAGGAATGAGCGATGAATGATGAAACGAGAAAACTCATATTTAACGAGAATGTTCCGGAGAGTCTCGTCGAGGAATTTGGCGACAAGGTGAAAGCTTTAGCTGTTAAGGCTGAAAAACTGAATTCTGTAATGAGAGAGACACAATCCTTTAGCGTAAAGCTTGATTGTGTGGAACAAATGACTCAGCTTCTTGAAAAAAGAATTAAAGCTGAAGAAGACTTCGTAAAAGAAGCCAGAAAGTATGTAAAGAAAGGAGGTGCTGATGATGAAGAAAAGTAGAAACCGCAGAAGACGCATAGCCGAGCTGACTGCCAATGACATCATCAAGTGCCAGTTCTTCATTACTGAAGGCAGAAAGATAAATGCCCATAAGGTGGAACTCAGATTTCTGAGAGGCGACAATGTCGTCGCATCAGTCGCATTCTTCGATGATGCGCCACACAGACAGACTGTAATCAGATGGCATGATCATCGCCACTATACTCTTCAATACGGTGCTAAAGAGGCTAAGCCACTCAACATGACTCTAGCCAAGTGGAAAACCTTAAACAACGATTAGGCATGAACGAGAATAATTCAACCAATATGCGCATGACAGCAGATGTATGGAATGCGCTGTCAGATATGATGAACGTTGCACAGCTCGACAACTTCATCGAGAAACTCAACGAAATACAGGATAAGCTTGTATCAGATGAGGTAGTAACCAACAGCGTGGACGATTTCGGAGGTCCCGGCAAGGTGCTGCTCATGCTCAACACCTTCAAGCGCATGAGCAAGCTCTTTGAGACCATGAAAATCGCACTCGAGGCGAAAGGAGGTGCAGCATGACGGAAACAGAACTTTGGCGCATGGGAGTAGCCCTCCACGCCTACCTGGACGATTACAAGCCCTATGATCCGAACAAAGATGCTCCCGTGGAATACAAGACCTCGAAGGAGATTCAGACCGACATATCGGATATGGTAACGGCAAGCGTCAACGATATCACGGAATACATGCTGAACGAGGGCTACAAGATGGGCTATAGCGGAAAACAGCTGGCCTGGATAATGCAGGACTATTCAGCGCCCTTCTAAATGATGACATTCATTTTTTTTCAATTAGAAATCATATAAACCTCAAAAGGTTCATAAGCTTAGGCTAAGCGTAGCCAATTATAACTTATACTAATAAGTGTGCTTCATTCAATGCCCGGTCGCCGTGAGGCGGCTGGGTATTTTTATTTTCTCCCCTAATGTCCTATCTTTGCATTGTTTTAATGAGACAGAGACATGATTACAGTTATCAACCAACCCATTTCGCCCATCTTCACCAGCGAACTCGACGCCTTCTCCTTCAAGATAAGCGGCGAGTATGCCGTCGTCACCATCACCTGTGGCGATGAAGAGGTGCTCAGCGAAAACTACTATCCCGTATCGGGCAAGGTGACCATACACGACCTGGGCACGCTCATAGCCGACTACGTGCGCCAGACCGTGGTGGCCGACTGCACCATCAAAATCACCGAACATACGGGCGACAGCGACACGGACAGCTGGACGGGCAAGTTTACTGCCCACTACGCCACCGTAGATATCAACATGAGCTGCGAGGCGTTCCTCGACACTTTCTTTCTCACCCTGCTCGATGGCTACAAGCTCACCCGTCTGGGGCATCGGGAATACCTGCATGCAGCAGGCGCAGACAGCAGCGTCCCCATCGTGGTAGCCCAGTATTTCGATGGCAGCCACACCGTGAACACCGCCACCTTCGGAGCGGAAGACGTGCCCATCCATACCGACAAGGGCGTAACCACCTTCGATGTATCGCCCGACAGGTTCTACGATGAGAGCAAGGGCAGTCTCTTTGCCTATACCGTGAGCGTGGGCAAGCGGGAGCAGGAGTTCAGGATAGACCACACCCAGGCCGTGGCAGACCCCGTGCTGCTCTTCACGAACTCGTTCGGCTGCCAGGAGATATTCTACTGCCTGGGCAAGAAGAAGATTGCTCCCACCTTCGAGCGCAAGCAGGCGGTGATTGAGGGCAAGAGAATCAACTATTCCGTAAGGGAGACCCGCACCTTCGAGGGCGACACCGGCATTATTCCGCCATCCATGGCCCACTTTGCCGAAGACCTGCTGCGAAGCGATGAAGTCTATCTTTTCAGGGATTATGCCCAGGATAAGGAAATCACCTTTACCGACTCTAAGAGCGAACGGACCAACGAGGATGATGACCTGGCAGAGTTCACCTTCTCCTACCAGTATGCCCAGAGGGTACAGAACGTCATCTTCAGAACCGTAAGCTCCACATCGGGAAGAATCTTTGATGACTCCTTCGATGATACATTCAACTAGAAGTTTCACCCTTACAATTTTGTCGCAGATATGCCGAAGGATACAACACCCAAAGCCATTCACATCAATGAACTGAGGCGTGCGCTGGATATTTCACGCATCGACCGCACGCCCGTGGACCTGGACTGCTGGAAGGGCAGCGACGGTTCCATCATCCAGTATCGGGGCTGGCTGGTGAAGAGCAGTTCCTGGCAGCAGGGAACCCACAACCTCTACAACCCCGTGAACCATCAGATACGCAAGGTGAGGGACATCTTCATCTTCAGATATAATGATCATCCCATTTATTTATAACAGCTATGAGTGAAAAAGAGAACAATATAGACATCACATACGCCACCATGGGCGCTGTGCTCGACTATCAGACCTCCTCCCCTACCAGCGGATTCGTAGAGTCGGGCAGCATCTTCGATGATGACGGCACTACCCCTCTCGTAGAGATAGAGATAGGCAAGAAGAGTTATACCTACATACCGTTCGGCGAAGACAACATGCTACCCTACGAGCTTATCAGGCGAATAGGGGAGAGCAGCGTGATGGCACAGAACAAACTCTTCAACGTGCTCACCTGCTACGGCATGGGCTTCCAGTATAACGACGTGGAGACCAAGCTGCCCAGCAAGGACAAGGAAGTGAACCTGTTCAGGATGCACAATTCCATGAGCCGCTTCTTCCTGGAGCAGATTACCGACATGAAATACTTCTTCTTCTGCGTCTCGGCCATCGTGCTCAACAAGAAGGGCGACAAGATAGTAGGCATCCGCCACAAGGAGGCATGCTACTGCCGCTTTACCCAGAGCAGGAACGGACGTTCGGAATACGTGCTCTATGCCAACTGGAGAAACAGCGTAACCCCCGACAACGTAGAGGTTCTGCCGCTGCTCGACGAGCTGGACCCTCTGGGCGACCTGCAGAAGCGCATGGGGCTTGACGGGCAGAACGGCAAGGTGAAATCAAGACAGAGCACCGAGCCTGCCTGCAAGGAGCGCGTCTTTGCCATCGTAACCCGCTTCCCTACCCCAGGCTGCCAGTACTATCCCGTGCCCTACTATTCCGCCATCTTCAGGGATAAATGGTACGACATCTCCCGGCTCATCGCCATCGGCAAGATGGCCAAGCTGAAGAACCACGCCACCATCCCCTACCTGGTAGAGATACACAACGACTACTGGCGCGGCATCTTCAAGGAAGAGCACATCACCGACCCCGAGAAGCAGAAGCAGCGCAAGCTGGCCGAGAAGGAGAAAATCCGCTCCTTCATATCGGGCATAGAGAACAGCGGCAAGCTCTGGATAGCGGGCTACTACACCACGCCCGACGGCAAGGAGGTGAAGATGGTGCGCATCACCCGCATCGACACATCGAAGGATGGAGGCGACTACAGCGACGACATTGCCGAGAGCAACAACATGCAGTGTTATGCCGACAACATCCACCCCAACCTGGTGGGAGCCACGCCCGGCAAGAGTCAGACCAACAATTCGGGTTCCGACAAGCGTGAACTCTTCACGCTGAAGCAGAGTATAGAGAAGGCATTCCACGACCTGATGGAGACCGTTCACTGGGTGGTAATCTACTTCAACCACTGGGAGGAGAAGGTTTATCCAGACGTTCCGCTCATCATGCTCACCACGCTCGATGAGAATAAGGATGCCAAGAAAGTGTCTAACAATCCAAATTCAAAGACAGATGATCAAGATTAGCATTGAACAGTTTGAGCAGCTCCTTCCCTTCGTGGGGGCTGCCACCGAAGATGTCTTCAGGAACATGGAGCCATCATTCAGCATTCCATACAGCGAGCTGGTGGAACAGGTGATAGGTAATGAATATGCGGAGGAAGCCACGCAGGAAGGCACGGAACTGATGACCGCCATCCGCAGCTACGTGATACGTGCCACCTTCCTGAGCCGTCTGCACTCGCACGACCTCATCATGACAGACAACGGTTTCGGCGTGGTATCCAACGAGAACATCGCTCCGGCTTCGCAGGCGAGAGTGGAAGCCATGAAGGCTGAACTCACCTACCAGCGCGACTACAACAGGCATCAGGTAGTCTTCCTGATGCGCAAGTTTGAAGGCTGGAGCGAGACGGAACAGGCAGAGATGAACATCCACTCGCTGGTATGGTCGCCTGCCATCCTCTCGGGCTGGTGCGGCGTAGGCGGGCAGCTCACCTACGACGACCTGGTGAAGTATAAGAAATCCATCGATGCCACCGAGGCTTTCCTGCGCAAGCAGTTGGGCGATGCCCTTATCGACGAAATCATCGCCGAGGAGCGAAAAGGCCATTTTGCCCCATCTCATCGTGCTGCAAAGGTAAAAATGCTCGCTTTCATCGGTGAACACCTCACCGTAAAGGGCGAATCCATCGACAAGGAACGCTGCACCCTGCTCTTCGAGAATCTGCTTCGGTTCATCGAGGAACACATCGGGGATTTCCAGAAATACGCGGTTTCATCGGCCTACAAGGCCAATCACATGGAAAGTTATGAAAACAAAGCTGACGACACAACCTTCTTCTTTGCTGGCTGACGGCACGCTGGTGCTGCATGCCCCGCACTCCTGGAGTGAGCTGACGCAGGACCAGCTGCGCTACGTGCTCTACCTGCTTACGCAGGGCTGGGACGAATGGCAGGTGAAAACCTACCTGTTCTGCAGGTTTGCGGGCGTGAAGGTGCTCAACGAGAAAAAAGACGGCTGGCTCTGCGAGGTGAAGACCGAAGAAGGCAAGAAGCTGCGGTTTTTCCTTGAGCTATGGCAGGTGAGGGAGTTCTGCGAGGAATTCAATTTCATCTTCGATGGCAAGGGAGCAGACAACAGGCTCGACTTTATAGGTCGTTTCAAGGCTGCGGACGTGGAACTGCACGATGTACCGTTCTACAACTACATCGTCTGCGACAACTACTACCAGAACTTCCTGCTGAGCGACCAGTCGGACGATACGCCAATCCGCGAGATAGCTGCCATCCTCTACCTGAAGGAGGATGGCAGCGAGGCGGGGCAGATAAGCTGCTCGGCACCCGAGGTGATAGGTGTGTTTCTCTGGTTTATGTGGATAAAGTACAACTTTTCCACACATTTCCCTCATCTCTTCAAGCCAGCCGGTAATGACGGCGGGTATGATGCCACCGAAGCCATGAACGCCCAGATAAGGGCGCTGACGGGTGGCGACATCACCAAGGAAGAGATAATCAAGAAGGCTGACGTGTGGCGGGCACTCACCGAGCTGGATGCCAAGGCACGTGAAGCTGAAGAACTGAACAAAAGACTGAAGAAATCATGATCAAGACAGAAATCAACACCTCATCGGTACAGGTGGGCTTCGATGCTTTTTCCTACTTCAGAGACCTGACGAAGAAGAATAAGCTTACCCAGGAACTGGGCTTCCTGGCCACCACCTGCTCCAGTCCCATGGCCTTTGAGGGCATGCTGGCGAATATGCAGAAGAGCAGGAACTTCATAGTGATAGACGATACCAACGACGGCAACGTGGCGGTGAACGGAGACGGAAGTTTCCGCAAGATAGTAACCTATACGGTGTGGATCCTGATGCGCTACAGGCTCAACGACATGAACGACCGCCAGGAGAAGCTCAACACCTGCCGCAAGATATTCCGCCAGTTTCTGAGCCGCATCCTCATAGACAAGATGAAATGGGAAAGCGATTTCACCTATCTGCTGAGCGACCAGGTGGATAATCGGGAGATAGGCGCATATTTTATTAACGGGCTTACGGGCGTGGAGTTCCACATCGACGTGAGTGAGCCGCTAGACCTGGTATATAACAATGAAGAATGGAACGAATAACATCAAGACTCCCGTCACCCAGGAAGACATCCACGCCTACGAGCGTGGCTGGGCTGAGGAGATGGTGAACATCTGGAAGGAGAAGATCATACACTACCGCATCCGCCATACGGGCGCCCTTTACAACAGCGTGCAGGCTACATCGTTTGGCGGATCATCAAGAGTCATCGCCCACAAGTTCCTGCTCTACGGTCTGTATCAGGAGACGGGCACGGGCAACGGTTATTACCATGGCAACCCCGGCGACCTCTACTTCCTGGATAAAGAATATCGTGCGAAGCATCATCTGGGCGAACCTAGACAGCGGCGCCCATGGTTCAACCGGAAATACTATATTTCCATCATGAAGCTCAACGATATGGAGGGCTATTTCTACGGTACGGAGTATCAGGGCTTGATGGCTGACCTGTTCAAGCAGATGTTCGGCAAGATATAGTGTATTTTTGAATAGGAAATCTTATTTGTATTTTTGCTTCAAAATTGAGATAGAATCATGCAAAACGAAAATACCATACAGGAACTGACCAGGATGCTCACCGGCATACGTGATGAACGTGCCAAGGGAGCCAACACGGCATGGCGTGTTGGAAGTGCCCTGCTTGCCCTGCTCGAATACGCCAAGCAGGACAACGGAACCTACCTGTCCAGGGAGCATGATGATACCGCTGCCGGTGTCATCACTTTCCTGAAAGGAATCGTCTCTGAATCAACAGCTAAGATGAAGGGAGGTACACAGTTTGGTAGTTTTACCTCTGGCATCATGGGCGGCACGGGTGCGCAGATTGACGAAAAAGGTAATGCCGAGGTGGAATCGATTACCGTGCGAAGCTCTGTTATCGCCAAGGAACTTATCGTGAACCGCCAGACGGCAATGGAAAGCAACTTTGTGTTCACAGAGAGCGGACTGATTGAGAGTGTAAGCGAGATTCCGGCAACATCTGAAGGCGGCAATACCACCTATTTACTGGGGCTTCAAAAGCGATGGGAAGGTGACTTTACGGCGTTTAAGGAGAACGATGTGATTTTGGCATCGGTCAATAGGCTATCAGGAAATGGGGGGCATTATGATATGTGGCTGAGGGTTCTTTCGGTGAACACCGTTGCAAACACCATTACTGTGGTCTGCTATCCCGATAGCGAGGTTCCTTCTGGAGCGAATCATCCTCCTTGCGAGCTTGCCCGGTTAATCCGCTGGGGCAACGCCGTGGACGAAGACAGGCAGAGCTGCTGGTATATATCATCATCAGACGGATTGCTTGTCTGGCTCGACCATGTGACCAAGCCTATCATCGACAAGAGCAATTATTCCATAGCTATCGGTAAGCTTCCTGATGCCTTATCGTTCATCTTTGCAGATTATCCTCTGGCCGACAAGCGTGACGGAGCGTTCTATGCCAAGTATCTGGCGGTGCAAAATATCCTCAGGACGGACTACCAGGGTAACGTGAAGCAGGACGTTGTTGACAGAGGAAAATGGTCGCTTGAAGTAGCCAGAGGAGACAAGCCATACCGATGCACCGCTACAGAAGTACATGACGTTTGGCGCTACGGGTGCAGGTGGAGATGCCTTGTAGATAAAACGGCTGTTGAACCCAAATACGCAAGCACTGGCTGGGCGTTCGTTGAGGGTAATCCGGAATTCGCAATCAATGTCGTATCTTCAGATGGCTGGAGATTCTCCAAGAATTATGTTTTTAGCCGGAGAAACGACCTTGGCGAACTCACGGCCTTCACTACTCTATCCGTGGTCGGAAAGCTATACAACAACGATGTAACAGAACATCTTTTCAACGTTGCATGGACCAGAGATACAGGAGATACAGAGAAAGATAACCAGTGGGCACAACAGGTGGCACAGAGAAAAGACCAACTCACCCTACCGCTCAAAGGAAGCGATCTGGGAGAAAAGTGGTCGTACGATAATCCTTGTGTCTTCAAGTGTACCGCTGAAATTAAAGATGGCGAGACTTACTCGTCTGAAATTGAGATTGAATTTTAAAATTGTAAATTATGGTTTTAGCAAGAAGTAACAGAAAGAAAATGGAGAAGGCTCCTGTCATCTACTCGACTATGTGCAATATCGAGGTAATGGCAGACGGCTACGTTCCGAACACGCAGAACTACGATGCGATTGATGACATTTTCTATCCGGACTACAACGATGGGCCACTTAACCTGTTTCCTCGTTGTACGCTGATTAACCCAGACTCTCCGATAGCAGCCGTGACGTGTAATAGCAAGCTGCTCTCGTTCGAATGGTTCGAGGTGACACAGAGCGGCCAGACGCCTATCTACAGTCAGGGAGTAACTATGCCAGACGGATACGATGTTGTTACATCAGGAGATTATGCAGGTCAGCTCGTTGTCAAGAAAAACGGCAAGGTCGGCATTCCTAGAGCGATGCGATTCGTAGGAATCTATGTGGAAGATGGTCACACATACAAGTTTGACAAGAGTATTCCGCTTATCACCAACGACGTTTCCCTTGCAAGCATTGAGCTGATGATAGATGCCGATAAGGCGACAATCTACAATCCACTCCGAATGGGCGAGCAGCAGACCATCAACGCAAAGATTATGAAGGGAACCGAGGATATCACTAATAGCGATAAATGTAAACTGCTCTGGTTCCGCAGAAATTCGAATGGTACGGAAACCCCGCTTACCGGCAACGTAGATTTCGATAACATCGATATCGTTTCTGCTGTCAAGACCGCAAATGGAAGCATCACATCGCTCACCGTCAACCGCGAGCTTATCGGAGACGGGCAGACGTACGTGGTTTACGCTCTCTATCGTGCCAGCAAGAAGTTTCCAACTGCGCCTGCCGAGTATGATCCTCGGGCGTACACGACTATTAAGCGTCAGTTCCCTGAGCTTACGTGCGATGTGCGAGGAGATGGACTCCGCTCTAGCACGGATGCAGCATGCGTGAAGGCTATTGTTAGTGACGGGCAGGGCGTTGTCGAAAATTGGAACCGCTATCTCTACGCTTCCTGGAAGGTATCTGATGGTACGAAAGAGGAAGAGAAAATGCGAGGCGAAGAAGTGATGATGCCAATGGAGTATGGAAAAACTTTCTTCTGCGATATAGAAGACAGAGGAACCAATAAGGTACTGGTTTCTGATACCGGCGAATGGCTTACTGATGCCGATGGAAACGTTATCGTAACAAGAGATTACGAAGGCGACTGAGCGATTGTTTAATATATTAAATATACGATTATGCCATATTACGTAAAAGTAACAAAAAAGGTAAGAGAAGCAATTCTGCCAGCTTACCTTGTAGTGCAGAAAACATTTGACAGGAATTATCTTCTGTTCCAGTCTGCACTCGAAAAAGTAGAAGGCAATACGCTTTCTGAGAGATGTAAGAGAATTGGTGGCGCCCTGCTCACTCCGTTGGAGGCTAAGGCCGAGATTAAAGGAACAAGTTGCCTTCCTTGCCATACGCCTAAGGAATATGGTGGTGAGGATACTGAAGAGAATACGGCACCAGGCATTGATACCGGTATCGGTGCAGGAAGCGAAAGTACGGATACCGGCACTGAGGAGCCTGACACCGCAAAGGATGCAGAAATAGTAACAAATAAAGAAAGCGAGGTAACAGATGAGTAAAAGTAGTGCAACCTTTAGAATTATCAGTATATCAAATGGTAAGTCATACTACCCTTTATTGCTGTGCGACCAGGGTGATATTAACCAGTATTACAATGACGCTGGTGATGTCGTACCTGTATTTAACGAGAATAACTCTCCGTTATTGATGTTCCTTCTGTATGATTCCGAGAACAGCGCAAAGTCTGTTGTGATTAAGGATGAAAATATCATCTGGTACGTTAACGGCAAGCAGCTTTCATTCTCGGGCGGAAAATCAACAACGACATTTGGTGTTAACAACGAGACAGGACATTTCGTAAAGATGTCGAAAGAGATTGACGGCGTGGCCGTTCAGTGCTTAAAGGTTGTCAAAAACCTGATTAACATTAACGGCAAAAGTTCGTTCTCCATCACGGCAGTGGCCACTGTTCCGGTTGATAATACAAGCTTCGGTGCGACAGGAATCTTCCCGGTAACAATCGGTTATGGCGATGTATCCTCCAAGAAGGTGAGAATCCAGTCTCCTGCAACATACAAGGGAACTCCTTTTGTCATCTCCGTGAAAGACGGAAGCTGCCAGCTCGAAGCCGTTGCCGTTACAAGTAGCGGAACAACAAAGGACGGGTTCACGTTTAAGTGGTCCCAGCAGAAAGATGGCGCCTGGGTGGTTCTCGAAGGTAAAACGGACTCCATCCTTGATGTATCAGAGGGAATGGTTAACGGAGCAGCGCTGTTCATGTGTGAGGTGTCAAACGCCAATGGCGTATATGGTACAGATATTCAGAGCGTGACCGATGTTTCGGACCCATGGCAAGTTTACCCTAACCCGGTGGACGACAACGGAAAACCGGCATCTCTTATCAGCTATAAGGGAAGCGGTGTGGCATTCAGATTTAAGCCATACGTGAAACATGCCGGTTCAGATACCAAGCTTGATGCTGCAAGATGCAAGTTCAGCATGGGATTGTTTGATTCCGTAGGCACGAAGCTAAACAAAAAGGGTTCCTCGGCAAACCCTCCATTCCTCGACTCAGACGAGAAGACGGAGTTTGTAATACCGGAGAAGTTCATTACCGCGAATAACGGAATCGATGGAGAGATAATCTGTGTTATCACGGATTTGACAACGTAAAAAACAAAAATTATGACTATAGTACGCAAAGCATTTCATATAGCAAGCGTTTCAAACGGCGAGGATGCGGTCTCTTACGAGATCGTACCCTCTACCAGTGCCTTGTCTGTTGATGCGAACGGCAACTGGGCCAGCGGTACTGCACTATGGGATCAGGACAAATCTTACGCAGTTGTCAAATGCTATGTATATAAGGTGGTAGGTTCTAAGCGAGAACTATGCAAGGGAACCGTGTTGTACTATACAGCTGAAGGTTCTAGAGTTTCAAGGCTCATCTTTAATAATGGATTTTTCTATGTCTATATAGATAAGTCGGCAAGCGTGATAGATGTATGCGTTTATGCGTTCAGCATGGCAAGCGGCAAGCCGTCTGGCGACCCGCTTGCCATGACGAGCATCACCATCAATCACGATGGAGCAAATGGTAAAGATGGTGCATCTGTTACCTGTGAATATTCCCGTGACAAAGTATCATGGGAAAAAGATTTTAGTGACGGATGCATCTATATGCGTGTGAAGACCGGAAGCGGCACATGGAACGTGATGCGTATTGTCGGCGAAAAGGGAGCCGATGGCATAAATGGCAGTTATACCAAATACGATTTTGCAATCAGTGCAAGAGAGACCACTACGGACATTAATACTCAGCCTAGCGACATCAAGAGTACAGACTGGCAAGACGCTCCGCTGAAGACCACCGCAGCGAAGCCATTCCTATGGTATCGGGTTACCCATTACGACAGCAAGGGCAAACCAGGCACTCCATCGTACGTGCGCATGAACGGAAAGGATGGAGCCAACGGAACATCAATCAACATCAAGGGCAAGAAAGACGCGCCTAACCTGCTTCCCCAGAGCGGAGTTAATCTCGGCGATTGTTATCTGATTGCCGGAGAGCTATGGGTGTATGTCAACGGAGACAGTTCTGATGCCAACGTCATGTACGGTTTTGTTAATTGCGGAAGTATCAAGGGAGAGCCTGGCGAGAATGCCACCCAATACTATTACCACATAGCTTGGGCGGAAAACATCACTAAGGATGCAAGCGGAAAGATTACGGCTGCCGGTTTCAGCACATCGGATCCTGCCGGTATCGGTTATCCGTACATGGGTGTATGCTATACTACCAGCGCTAAAGATCCAAGTGCTCCCGATTCGTACAAATGGGTCAAGGTGGAGGGCAAGCCTATTGTGTCCTACGAGATTCGCCTTGATACAGATTCCGTTACGGCAGATGGCAAAACAGGTAAGTTTCTTTCGAAGGATTTAGGGCGCTTTCATTTCGTCAAACATACGGGCGACAAATCGGAAGAGTTAGAAAAGGTGCTCGAAAGCGATAACTACATTATCATATATGTTGGCCACGACGGAAAAACGGCTGAGTATAGTTTGGGGGATGGTTCGGATAACATATACGACTGCCTGATGATGAATACGGAAGAAGAAGCCGTAAGCTTAATGAAGTTCTTCTGGTATGATGCTCCTGTATATGTCAGCAACGGAAATGATAAGGACTATGATTACGTTGAGGAACTTAAAGCTACACAGGGAATTCCTACCTCGCACATGAATTTGAATATCTTGGCAAGTGCAGTATTTGCCGTTATTCGTCAGCCTATAGACGGCGAGCGTGGTAGCGCAGGCGCAATCTGGAGACAGCACAAGGGTTTCGTTGATTCATCAGAGACGGAGCCATACGAGTATATGGCTGGCGGAAATGACGAGAAATTCATCGATGTGGTACTGATAGGCAAGATTTGGTATCGATGCATCAGTAAATACGAGTCAACCGGCACGACTGATACGAGGAATACTCCAGGGTCGTCCGAATTCGGCAAGTATTGGTCTGCTGCTGACATGAATATGACTTTCATTGCAACAGATTTCCTTCTCGCGGAGAACGCCAAGATCAACCTCTTCGGTTCTAACGAAATCAACCTGTATGGTTCGAATGAGAATGGCAAGATTTTCGGCTCGTTCAGGGTTCCTAACGGAAATGGCGATGATTCCGCTTACGCACTATGGCTTGGCGCGGAGACCGGCAAAGAAGCTCCATTCTCGGTAACATCGAAAGGCCATCTGGTTGCAACAGATGTGAACGTGTCGGGCACGATTTATGCCACGGATGGAAAAATCGCCGGAATGAAAATCGATGGAACTGGTCTAACCAACGAGGGGTTCGATAATGATGCTCATATTACTCTGCGTAATGATACGAACAAGATGTATGCAAGAATCGGAGGCAACGTTCTTCCTGGAACTTCATCCGGAATGACAGCTGTAGCTATGTTTACAAACAGTAGAGTCTCCGAAAGTATTGCAGATATTAACTGCGCTTTGGTTTGCGGAGCCAGCGGGGCTGCGACAAATATAGCAATAGACATGACGAACGGAGGCTATGTGATGGGATTGAGAGTCAAAGTCGAAAGGCTTAGTTCTGGCGGCTCGAGTTATAACTCACCTGTACAAATCTCCAAAGGCGTTAATTCGGTTGTTCTCGGAGGAGGTGGCTACTATCAGTTGCCCAAGATGGGAAAGGAAGATGACGGCTATGTCATAATGGTAAAAAATGACAATTCCGGAAATGTTCATCTTATTACGAACACCTCAACGACTTACAAGGGTGAGACAAGGAAGTCTTTCATTCTTTATGATAGAGGTGCTAACACAGAGGACCTGACTATAGACAGTCGTGGCGATGCAATGATATTCGTTTACCACAGGGATGTGTCCTTATCTGGGAATTCGACAAAATCCGGTTGTTGGGTACAGTATAAATGCCCTCGTGACTGGTAATGAAAAATTAAAAAACATATGAAATACAATCTAGACAACGTAGAGGTCTATACCTCAATCGACAAGTCATCTTGTCAAGTAGCGAATCTCCGAAAGGACATCGCGAACCTTGTGTATAACCGCGGAAACGGCTTAGGTCTCGAGGGCACTGCCCTTGCAACCAAGATGTGGAACGGAAATGCCGAGACGGAGTATAACGAGAGAGAGACGGAAATCATCCGCAAGCTGGTGGTTCAGAACTGCGCTCCTTGTGTAATTGATGCGGTTATCGCAATCATCGGAAACGGGGAAGAGAATAAGTAATTTTGAGTAGTAATTTTTAAAAGTAATAATTATGGGAATTCAGACAAAGAAAATGAGCGAGTGGCTTGCTTCTAACGGTCAGGCTATCACTAACGCTAGCAAGAACACAATGATTGAGGCTGTTAAGGCGAACTCATTGCAGATGTACGACGGCATATTCGTCATGTATCATCGTAATAGTGACGGCTATCCTTTAGCAGCTAGAGTAAGTGACTGGCCATCGCTCCAGTCAGGCGGTCAGATTGCTGACGGCGTATTGCTCGTAGAGGGCGGTAAGCATGTTGTTATTGCTCCAACCGAGGCAAGTACAGGACTTCCTTGGAGTTCTAAGCCAACCAAGGTGACAGGCTCTGACGGATCCGTATCTAGCAAGGGTGATGGCGTGAATATCAGCGGTGTGACCACGACAGGCGACAGATTGGTTGCGTTTGCTGATTTCACCGGCAAGGCCAATACTGACACTATCATCAAGGCAAGTTCGACGACAAACATTACAAACACCGAGGCGTATGCTCCTGGATTCTGTAACAAGTATTCTCGTGCAAACGCAAACGGTAAGGGTTTGCTTGCAGGCAAATGGTGGTTGCCATCACTCGGTGAGCTGGCTATGATTTGGGCTAACTTTGACAAGATTAACTACGCCCTGTCAAAGATTAACGGAGCAACCCAGTTGCAGAAAACGTGGTATTGGTCTAGCACCCAGAGCTCGGCTGATGGCGCTTGGTACTTGCGTCTGGGCGACGGCTACATGAGCAACGGCTATAAGTTCAATCAGACCAGAGTTCGTCCGGTTTCAGCATTTTTACAGTAGTTAGTAGTTAGTTCTTTAATTCTCCCACGCCCTTAAAGGCGTGGGGGTAACAAGTTATCGAAAGAAAGGTGTATTTAAAATGGCAAAGATTGCTAGTGAGACGAGAATTTACAGAGAGACAAAGAAGTTTCTGAATGAGGTGATTTATGTAATCAAGGATTTTCCGAAAGAGCAGAGATATGTTGTTGGTGACAGAATCGAGCGTACTGCAATCAATTCCCTGCATATTATAGCAAAGGTCTATATGGAGAGAAATCTAAAGGTACGAATCGCTGAAATGACTGAGCTGCAATCCAACCTGGAATTATTAAATACCCTGATCGAGATAGCCGGAGAACATCAGTGGATAAAAGGCAGGAGCAAGTTGGCAAACTTGCTCCTGTTGATGGATAGCATAGGGCGGCAGAGCACAGCATGGAAGGGTTCACTTGTTGCAGCCCTCGAAAAGGCAGAGAGTGAACGTAGTCAGAGCTAGGGAGGTACGTCCAAACTAGGAGAACAGTCTTCCTAAATAAATGGGCCACAACCATCATTTATGGTAAAGAATAAGATATGTGGCGTCAACCCAGAACTCGGCTGATAACGCTTGGAACTTGAATCTGAGCGACGGCAACATGAACAACAACTATAAGTTCAATCAGAACAGAGTTCGTCCGGTTTCAGCACTAATCAAGAAGACGTATTCCAAAAAGGTTATAAAAAAAGGAAAAGATAGAAATGGTAGATTTCGAAACGATGCTAGAAGCATATCTAGACTGCCGCAAACGAAAGCGGAGCACAGTCGGCGCTACGGAGTTCGAGCTGAATTATGTTCGCAACTTAGTCGAACTGACAAACGAAGTTAACTCACGTCAATATAGAATCGGAAAAATCTATCTGCTTTGTCGTCCGCTATCCTCGCTACCGGGAAGTGTTCGCAGGTCAGTTCAGAGACAGAATCATTCATCATTACATCGCATTGAGGCTTGAACCGCTGTTCGAGCAGGTTTTCTGTGAGAGGACGTACAACTGCCGCAAAGGTAAGGGCCAGCTTGCCGGTGTTACCCAACTTGCAGAAGATATCCGCGAAGAGAGTGAGAATTACACGCAGGATGCCTGCGTCATGAAGCTGGATCTGAAGGGATTTTTCATGAGCATCATCAAGTCAGAACTAGCGAAGATGATAGATGGTTTTATCGTCGAACACTATGAAGGAGATGACAAGGAAGACCTCAGGTGGCTCTGTAATCTCGTTATCATGCACCGGCCTGAGCTTCACTGCGAAAGAAGAAGTCCTCTGTGGATGTGGAACTTTATTCCGAAAGAGAAATCGTTGTTTACAAACGGCGATGATAGGGGAATCGCCATTGGTAATCTCTTTGCTCAGCTGTTTGCCAACTTCCTGCTGAATGTGATTGACTGGAAGATTGATGCGGTATGCGTAAGACATGACAGATATGTGGATGACATATCTTTCGCAAGCAAGGATAAAGCGAAGCTGCTGGCCATCATTCCTATGCTGAGAGAAGAACTAGGTAAACTCGGATTGAGACTTAACGAGAAGAAGACGTACATTCAGCATTACTCCAAGGGTATCAAGTTTACCGGAGCCATCATCAAGCCTGGCAGAATCTATGTAGCCAACCATACGGTCAACAGTTTTGCGCTGGCGGTTGGAAGACTAGGCAAAGCCGCCGAATCAGGCATGACAGATGATATCAGAAAGGAAATCGCATCGGTCAATTCCTATCTGGGTATCATGACGCATTATAACGAATATGCGACCAAGAGGAGAATCATGGCGAAGCTGCCACCGAAATTCTACGAATACTGCTACATAGAAGGTCACTTCGAGGTAGTGAAACTGAAATACAAATACACGGAAAAGGCGATATACATGAATATCGCTAAAAACATAACGAATAAGAGGAATGAAGAAAAGAATACTGAAGAAACTTCCTACAGAGAAGGAGATAAGCTTGCTTCTTGACAAGGGAGTAGAAATAGAAATCTATATGAAAAACGGAAGAATCAACATGGAAATAGATGAGTCGCCATAACGCCAGAACCGGCGTTACACCATACTCTTTTACCGTATTTTTATAGACAGTACATAAATTATATCTTTGCACAAGAATATAAAAAGAATACAATTATGCAGAAGAATACAAAAGAATGGATTCAGTACGGATCAGCGGTAGCTGTGCTCCTTCTCGCCATCATACTGGTTTATATCAGTTACTTCACGTCACAATCTCGTGATGTGACAGACAACGTGCTCTGGTACTTCGCACAGTCACTCATGTATGCTGGGTCCATCTTCGGCGTAGCTATCGCCATCGATGCGAAATTCGCAAACTTTAAAGACAAATTTTTAAATCACAATAAAAATGAGACAGATTAAACGTATTTTCGTCCACTGCACAGCAGGTTCGCAGCAGCAGACCATCGACGACCTCAAGGCTGAGTTTCGCCGTAAGGGATGGAGTAATCCCGGTTATCACTATGTAGTCACACCTAATGGAGGTACTCATCAGCTTCTCGCTATCGAGAAGGTAAGCAATGGGGTGCAAGGCTACAACTCGACCGCCATCAATGTGGCCTATATGGGTGGCATCGATAAGGATGGCAAACCTGTGGATAACCGCACACCAGAGCAGAAGGACGCTCTCACTCTCCTACTCCACAAGCTCAAGCAGATGTTCCCTGAGGCAAAGATTATGGGACATCGCGATATTTGGGGCACGGATAAGTCGAAATGGAAGAAGATGTGCCCTTGTTTTAACGCCATCGAGGAATATAAAGATATCGCATCATGATGAAGAATCCAAAAACTACCATTCAAATCCTGACAGCCATGCTCATTGTGACCATGGTTGCCTTCATACGTTCTGCATACCAGAACGGAAAATTGCAGGCAGACCTCAACAGACAGACAGAAAACGTGGGGAGCCTTACCTATGATATTCAATACGGGAACCTGGATGATTCTCTTTCTGTGGCCAAGAATACAGCCCTTCAGGCGAAATGTGACGAACTGAAGCAGCTGCATCTGGCAGATACCAAACTGATCAAAGAACTCAAGGTGAAGCTCAAGGACGTAAAATCTATCCATACTGCATCATCCTCTACAGCGGATACAGTAAGAATAGAACCCGTACCCAATACAGCAGATTCCGTCTTTTCGTATCAGGATAAATGGCTATCCCTACATATTGATATCCCTGCCAGGTTGTGCCAATATACCTCTAGAGACAGCCTTACCACCATCGTGAGCAGAACCTACAAGCATAGGTTCCTGTGGTGGCGCTGGGGGACGAAAGGCTACCAGGTTCAAATAGTCAACTTTAACCCACATTCCAGGATAAACTATTCGAGATATGTGGAAGTAGTTAAATAATAGGGGTTAAAGCAAAGATTTAACATTAAAAACTTGCATATTTCAAAGATTATTATTATATTTGCAACAAAGATTATAATAAACTTTAGAATTATGATTACGACATGGTTTATCTTTATCGGCTGGCTTTTAATTGTCATTACAGTTGCATTCACCTCACGCAAAAGCAATGGTAATCGCAGTCGCACGTACTTAAATAGAGAAACAAGCGACCTACCCAAACTTACCATAGAGGATATGTATAGTCCGAACAATAAGTTGTCTTCATTCTTCAAAATGGGCAATTCATACTCTATTCTGGTATCAAATCACATTATCGACAAGGAAGAGTTTGTGTTTGCCGACAATACCATCAATTTAAGAAACAAAGTTGGTAGGGTTCTCAGAAGTTATGCAGCCCTAGAGAAAGAGAAGAACAAAGATATATTAATTCCTTGATATTTACAGCCCTCGAATGCTTCCACGTTCGAGGGCTTTTTTATGGTATTTTTATAGTTCTCTTGCCATTCTTATCTTTGCGCAGAATTATAAAAAATATCATTTATGGCAAACAATACGCAAACGTTCATTGGTCGCGTTTTGCTTGACGACAAACAAGCAAAGCAGACTATTGCACTGCTCGAAAAACAACTGGAGCAGGTTAAGCAGAAAAAGATTGATGCCTTCAAGAAAGGAGAAGATACTGCGGCTTTTGATAAGGAGATAAAACGAATAAATGCTTCACTCAATACATTAAGAACGAGTCAGGAACGAGTGAATAGAACACTCGGTAATCTTTCCTCTGCATCATACAAAGAACTATCTGTCACAATGAAGGCTGTTCAAAAGCAGTTACGTTCGGGAGCAGTTGAAAGAAATTCCGAGGAATGGAAAAGACTTCAGCAGAAACTTAAAGAAGTTAAGCTGGAAATGGCTGCCATCAACAATGAGTCAAAAGAATCCGTCGGGGTATGGAGCAGATTGAAAAATGTGCTTAACACAAACTGGGGTGCTATCACCCAGTTTATCATTGGTTATAATACACTTCGAGATACCATCCAGAAATGCGCCCAAGCCTATGCCGACATGGAGGAATCCATGGCCAACGTCCGCAAATACACAGGTCAGACCGATGGAGAGGTTCGCCGAATGAACGAAGATTTCAAGCGCATGGACACCCGCACGGCTCGCGAACAGCTCAATGAACTGGCTGGTTCTGCTGGTCGCCTGGGTATTACCAGCAAGGATATGATTGAGGAGTTTGTTGATGGAGCCGACAAGATTAACGTTGCGCTCGGCGATGACTTGGGGGAAGGAGCGGTAGATAAGATTGGCAAACTTGCCCAGATGTTCGGGGAAGATAAGACCAAAGGACTCCGTGGAGCCATGCTTGCCACGGGTTCTGCCATCAATGAACTCGCTCAGAACTCTTCTGCCAATGCCGGATACATCGTTGATTTCACCGCTGACCTTTCCGGTGTAGGCATCCAGGCAGGTATGACACAGGCACAACTGATGGGTCTCGCTTCGGCCCTCGACCAGAACATGCAGGAAGAGGCGACATCATCCACTGTCTTTTCCCAGCTCATCACCAAGATGTTTCAGGAACCGGCTAAATTTGCCAAGATAGCAGGCATAGAGGTTCAGAAATTCACCAATCTGGTGAAGACGAACGCCAACGAGGGACTGATGCAGTTCCTGGGAGCCATGAAGGCTAGAGGCGGGTTCGCAGAGATGGCTCCTATGTTTGAGGAGATGCAGCTGAATGGCACTCGTGCCGTTGGCGTTCTCTCAGCAGTGGCTTCACACTTAGACCAAGTAAGGACAGCCCAAGATCTAGCAGCCCAGTCATACGCTTCAGGTACGAGTGTTATCAACGAGTTTAATGTTCAGAACAATACGGTGCAGGCTCAGCTTGATAAGGCAAAGCAGCGTTTTGAAGACATCACGGTAGAGCTGGGTGAGCAGCTCATCCCTGTAACCAGGTACGCCATCTCCACTCTGAGCGTTGGCGTACGTGTGTTATCAACTTTGATAACTTTTACCGTCACTCATGCCAAACAGCTTGCAGTGATAGGCGCAGCCATCGCCGTCTGCACCGCTCTATGGTATAAGGAAACTATTGCCATCAAGCTGAGAACAGCTGCCGCTGCAGCAAACGCTGCTGTGGATAAAGCTTATATCGCTACAACAACTCTTTTGCGCACAGCCATGGTTGCCCTGCAAGCTACATGGGCACTCTTGACAAAAGGCGTGCAAGGCTACATCGTAGTGATGAGGGCTGCACGTTTAGCCAGTCTTACCAACCCTTGGACTGCGCTCGCCACCGTTCTCACAGTGGTGGGAGTTGCCGTCTATGGTACAGTGAAGGCTTTTGCCTCGTATAATGAAACGCTCCGGAATAATACCCAGGAAGCAAAGAATAACAAGGCTGTTGCAGAGCAGCAGGCTAGTCTAGCGAAAAAGGTATCAGATGCAACCATCGATGAGAGAAACAAAATAGATATGCTCAACAAGATTATTCACTCGAATGCATACACGGTGGATGAGCGAAGAAGTGCTATCGCTAATTTGCAGAAGATTATCCCGGATTATCATGCCAGCATATCCAGAGAAGGAAAACTCTATAATGACAATATAGAAGTAATATCGCAGTATATCAGCAAACTCAATGATGCGGCAATAGCAGAAGCCATCTATGAGAAGAAGGCGGAAATCAACAAAAAACGACTGGAGCTGATGACGAGAGAAACCAGAATAAAGGGTTCGCTCAAAGCGGTTCAAGCTGAACGTGATGCCCACCCAGAGAAATATACATCGGAAAAGATTTTCCGTCCTTCCTTTGGCCCCGGTTCGGAAAGTTCATATTTTACTAAAGATAGCGAAGCACTTAAATCAAACAAGAAACAGGAAGAAATCCACAAGAAGAGACTTCAGGCGGTTCAAAGCGAAAAGAAAACCCTGGATGCACAGGAAGCTGCGCTTGATTCAACAATCAAGAACAACAAGCAGATAAGAAAAGCCCTGACCACCGTAATAAAAAAGAACACAAAGATAGACAGCGGAAAGGAATCAGCATCGTCTTCTGCAGGTTCCTCTGGCCATTATAAAACCGAGAAGGAGCGAAAAGCCGAAGAGAAGGAAAGAAAGAAGCGTGAAGCTGCTGCCCTCAAAGCAGAAACCAAGCGTAAGGCTGCCCTCAAAAAAGAGCTGGACGATGCCAAGAAAAGCACCGAGGCTCAGCAGCTGGAAACTGCCACCCTCTACTCTACCGGTCAGATTCGCATGGCGGAATACAACAAGCGCATGGCAGAGATTAAGGAGCAGGGGCTTCAGCAGCGTATGGACATCCTCCGCAAATACAGCGAAGCTGAAAGCGAGGAATACAAACGCCTGAATGCCCAGAAGGAAAAGATCTCTGCCGATTATGAGCGCAAGCAGACCCAAGACCTTCAGGAGCTGGAGTATGACCGACAAGTGGCAGAACAGGCCATTACCGCCGAATATTACAACAAAGATTCCGATCTCTATCATAACGAGAGCGCAACCAATGAAGCCCTCTTCCAGCTCGACCAGACATTCCTCAAAGAGAAGCAGGCACTCTATCTGAAGACCTCTGATGAGTACTGGCAGATAGCCCGAGAAATTGAGCGCAGCGAGCAGCAGCACCAATATGATCGTCAGAAACAATACGATGATACGCTGATGCAGCTCAAACAGGAGTATCTTACCCTCAGTAACGAGCAGCAGATGAAACTGGAGCTTGCAGGACTGGATGAGGTTCATAAGGCAGGTCTCGTAAGCGAGGATGAATATCAGCGCATGAAGATGGGTATCGCCAACAAGTATGCATCATACAAGCCAGATGCCAAAGACCAGGCGAGAACCGATGCAAACACCGCTCTCGATACCGCCAAGAAGATGACCAGACAGAGTGATGACCGTAGCGGTTCGCTCGGATCTGATAATCTCGCCACTATTGCCGGAGGTGCCATCGCTGCCATCCAGCAGCAGAAGATGGTTAATGAAAAACTCCGAGACCTTCGAAAAGAAGGTCTTATCAGCGAACAGGCTGAATTGGATGCCAAGAAGCAGATGTATAAAGAAACCTATCAGGAGATTGCGGCCATCGCAGGTGCGGCCTTCAGCAGCATCAGCAGCATGATGGGAGCAGCTTCGGCCTATTCTCAGGCATGTTCCGACCTGGAGGTAGCCAAGATCCAGGCGAACTACGATAAGCAGATTTCTGCTGCCGGCAATAATTCTGCCAAGAAGAAGCGTCTGGAAGCGAAACGAGATAAGGAAATTTCTGCGGCAAAGACCAAAGCCAACAAGAAAGCGATGAAAATAGAGATTGCCCAGGCAGTCGCTTCCACCGCCATGTCAGCTATCAACGCCTACTCTTCAGCAGCAGCTATCCCTACCGTGGGCTATATCATCGCCCCTATAGCCGCCGGACTCGCCACTGCTGCCGGCATGCTCCAGATAGCGACCATTAAAAAACAGCATCAGGCAGAGGCAGCTGGATATTACGAGGGCGGTTTCACGGGTCCTGGTCATTGGAAGAAAGAGGTGGGCGTGGTTCATGCAGGCGAATTCGTAGCAAATCATAACGCCGTGAACAATCCTCAGCTCCTTCCTGCCCTTCAGCTCATCGATGCCGCCCAGCGTAATAATACCGTAGCATCGCTCACAGCTCAAGACGTAAGCCGTGCCATGGGAACAGGAGGCGCTGCAGTTGTAGCCCCAGTTGTAAATGTCAATAACGACAACGGGCAGATGGGAGCGTCTCTCGATAACGTAAGTTCTACCATCGATAGACTCAACGAACAGCTCAACCTCGGCATCAAGTCGTACATGGTATTTACGGGTCCCGATGGCTTCGACCGCAAATGGAGCCAATTTCAAAAGATGAAATCCAACAAATAAGTTTATGATTACATGCATTATTAATGGCATGGCAGCCTTCCCGGCTGCCAGCCAATCTATCAAGATTACATACGGCAACCAGTACGTTACCGATGACGGCGAATATTCCTACGATATCAACTTCCCGATGTCGATCATGAATAACCGAAGAGTCTTCCATAACGTGAGCCGCTTCGATGTATCCAAGGTCACCCAGAAGTTTGACGACTGCAAGCTATACGTGAGCGGTCGCCTGATCCTATCGGGTGTGGGAACCATTATCAGTGTAACGGAGTCAGAGGTAAAGCTTCAGATAGTGGGCGGAAAATCCCGCATCAAGTACAATGACAGGATGACCAAGCATTATATCGATGAGATTCCATTCGGCACAGCTGACACACCTGGCTATACTGTTGATAAAGGTTGGTCTCAGGGATTTAAAAACCTTCAAAAGATTAATGACATCTACAGGCTGAATGAAGATAAGTCGGAGTTCCTGGGAGTGGAAGGAAAATGGTGTTTTATGCCAGTAAGAGACGAAACGAACGACCTTATCGCCAATTTCGTTGGAGTGGATAGAACCAAGCAGTTTATCGGCTACAATGCGCCGTTTGTCATGAACCTGGCAGTTCAGCCCAACCTGATGTATATCTTCCGCAAAGTGATAGAATATGAAGGATACACCCTCAAGCGCAACGACTTCGACCGCACGCCGTGGAACCTCCTGTATATCGCTTCTGCTTACAAGACCCGTGAGCTTCGCAAGGCGCTTCCTCATTGGTCCAGCTACACCTTTATCGAAGAATTCCGGAAACTCTTCAATGCCACTGTCGTTTTTGACGATATCAAGAAGACCTGTTCAGTTATCAACGCTTCAGAACTGACAACTGCAGATTCCATAGAGATCGAGCCTTTGGACGAATACACTACGGACTACGATGAAGATGGATCCTTCTCCACGTCCTCCACAGCAAACCTGGAATATAATCTTGGGGATTCCGCCAATAGAGACAACTACGAGGTTATCTCGAAAAAGGTTTTCGATAGTTTTGAAACTGTTCACAGCAAAGAACTAATGGGTTCAGATAGGCAGTTTGCTTCTACCACGTTGTCGTGGTCTGAAAGAAAGAAACGTCAGACAATCATCGAGAATTTCGGCAACTACTACATATACATGGAAGATGGAAACGGGAACAAAAGCTGGAAACCTGCTGGCGTCTGGTCTCCGCTAATCAGAGATAGTTCGTCTGAAGATTATGTTGATCTGAATATTTCTCCTGCTGCACAAGTAGTGGAAAATATTAATTTCAAGTCGGGATTGCTAGAAGACAATTACTACGAGAGACGATGTCTTCTATCTATTCCCAATGACAAGGAATCTGATTCCAAGGAGTGTGATATCGACGAAGATGGCTATAGCTATACATCCGTACAGGATGCGCTCGACGATGAATCCACACTCGACAACTCAGAGGATGAGCAGGAATGCATGAATATATTCTTCATCCTTCCAGGCAGAGTACAATCTACAGACGGTTCAACAACGAAGCTGTCTTGGGTAGGAGAAAAATCCAGATGGCCGCAGTTCTTAACCGACTATCGTACAAATACGGGATTCAGACTCGGCATCGCTCATTTCGATGATACTTATTTCTCGCTATCACTCTGTATGAAAAGCGGAATAGGTGCAACTGTCTTGGGAACCTTGCATGATAACGGTCTCAAAATAGACAACAAGAACTGTCTTCAGGTAAAGTTTAAAAGTGATGCTATCCCCGATCCGTCCAGAACATACATCATCCATAACAAGAAATTTGTATGTGAAAAAATAGAGATGGATGTCAAGGATGACCAGATAGACAAAATCTATATAGGATATTTCTATATGATGTCGTAATCTCCGAGGAGACTAAAGCCCACCTTTAAAGTGCTTAGTCTCCTCGTTTACTTTCATCTGGTTCTTGATATATCGGCTGGTCACCGATATATCAGAATGTCTCGCCTGGTCTTTGGCCACTACAATTCCCTGTGCATTGGCAAGGTCTCTGATACCAGTATCCTTCAGGCTGTAGAACTGGTACTCTTTCGGGAAATTTAAGACTGTCCTCATCTTACCCCACTCTACTCTTATCTGGTTGTAGGCTGCACGGGTCTCACCTGGTTTCAGGCTCTTCCCGAAGATGTAGCAATGGCTAGGATGCTCGAATATCTTCAGCTCTATCATCAGCTTCAGTATTTCATCATTCAACGCCACCATGCCATCCTTGCGGTTTTTACTGATGGCAGAACTGATAAATACCGTCTGGTCCTTGATGGAAACGTCACCAATCTTTATCTGAGTCAACTCATTCGGACGGATAAAAGTATAATACTCGAAGAGGCAGGCCAGCAGAAAGTGTTTGTTGGTATCATACAGATATTCCTTCAACCTCTTCAGTGCCCCATCGGTCAGTGGATCTCTGAACTTCTCCGTCTGCGCAATGTTGCGAATATCAATGGCTGGATTCTCCGAGATATACTTTCTATCCATCAGCCAGGTTCCGAAGGAAACAAACCATGAACGGTAATTATTCCTGGTCGTAGCTGACACATCACGGTCGTACATCAGATGATCCAGGAAGTCGATGGCGAAAGCTCTGTCTATCTGATAAGCGTATTTGATATTCTTGCACTCCTGGATAAACGTCTCGAGCATTTTAAGGCGGCTGAGGTAATCGATAGAGGTCTTTTCCTTCATCGACTTTTTATCAGTCATCGCCTTAATATAATCACGATATCTACTGAAGATAATTGGTATTTCCGTGAATTGGCGTGACTTGTCAACATTCACCCAAGGATTCCATCCAGCCCATTCATCACAAGAATAATTGTGTACCAGAAATGACCGCATTACATCATCCAGGCTGCTCGTATCAAC